CATTTTGCTAATTCTCTGTTGTCTACACCAGGTATTTCAAAGTCTGCTGCAGCTGCTTTATCGTCTGCCACATGTTGGCTGTTTACACTGCTACCAATTTCTACGCAAAGCTGAGCACAACGAAATCCTGATGATATAATTAATGGTTTATCAAAATGTGATCTTACTGGCTGTAATATGTTTGTAGCTAATGCTTTTAAATTTTCTATTTGAGTTGGATTAGGGTTATTATTAATCCCCTTCCTTTCAGCGACCTGGCTTTTGGTAAGCTCATCTAAGGTTATGTTGGCTGTTAATTTCATTTGTTGTTATCGTTTAAACCTACATAAATTACAACACAAAGCAATAGTAAAGCTATCACTGTGTTGATAGGAAAAAAAGGTTCCATTATTCAGATACTCCCATTATCCACAATACAATAAATACATAACAAATAATTTCCATTATTCTAATATTAATGATTTTATAGAATAAGATCCATCTATATTTTTTTCTAACTCTGCTTTAGATTTAATACATTTGTATTGTACGTTGGGTGCAGGGACCCGACTAGCTTCGCGCTTATGCTTTAAACACACTGACATTGAAGGTTTTCCTGTATCTGGATCAACTTGTATTCTATGCTCTTTGATATCAGGTCCTACAAACATTAGGAGGGCTACAATGTGCTCGATCATTTTACAACCACTCCCTTGTTAGGTCCGTGTTTAATTCTATATTTGTGTGTGCCTGTACCATTGATCTCAACTTCTTTCTTGAGATGTTTAACATAGCTCATTTGTTTAGTTTTTTTTTCCATGTCAGTTATGTACTGCAATACTTTTCTAGTGTTTCGATCCATTTGCTCTTACCTTATCTTTTAATACTTCAACATCTGATAATGCTTTTTCCATTTGTTTTTGTAAGAATTGTATGTTGACTTTGTTATGCATCATATCTTCAATTCTTTTTTCTATCTTCTCGGTAGTCTTATAAAGATCTTCCAACAACATCAGCTGTTCCTGGTCTACCGGTTTCTGATCTGAAGCCTTGAGTAAATCAGCCTGCATCAGCTCCCGTGATGTCTCTAACGATACTAACCTAGCCGTAAGTTCTGTGTATGCGAACACGCCCATTGCTACAAGCACGATGAGGCTAGCAACCGTCTTCATCGGCATCTGTACGGCAGCGGACTCAGAAATTTTTAAAGCCATAAATTACTTATAAAAACCTTTAAAAATCCATTCAACCCATTTGTTCCATAAGCCTTTTACTTTTTCCCAAGCTTTACAACAAATGTTTTTACATTTATCCATCATGTTTCTTCTCCTCAATTTCGTAAAAGAAGTTATCCGTATCTTCGGTCTTCCATTTACTTGTGTTTTCTACATTCCACTCAGAAGTCTGCACTTTCCAGTCTGGAATATTATCTTTCACAGTGAAAGAAGGTATATCCCAAATACATCTATTATTAGGTTGTGCTGCATAGTTCCCATCGTCTAGGGCTATGATGTGAGCACATTTGTGCTCGTGCGGAATCTCTGAATGGTCCGTGTCTAATATATTACTTTCAGGGTGAGCAAAGTCAACCGTAAATAAATATTGACCATGGTGCCATTTCTTATCTTTTCCTATGTATTTACCAGCTTGTCCGTCTAAGATATCCCAAGAATGCACAGAAGGATAATAACTAAAACAATTCCATAACTGTAACTCATCAAGTCTACGCCTAGGAACATCTTCTGGTTTGAAGCCGCGTTGTATAAACGCTGTAATTGGGAGACGATAAAAGATAGCGCCGTTCTCCATAATGGCATGGAAAAGAATCGACTTACCTGTGATAGACGACATACCAAAGATAATACAATCTTCAACTTCACCATGATGTTTTCTAAGATCATAGAGATACTCTCTCTTAATTTGAGCATAAGTTACCGGTATGTTTGCATTTAAATAAGCCATAATTAATCATTAATACTTCCCCAAGTGTCCCCAGATTCATAGTCGACTTTATTGGGAACAGCGAGACTAACAGCATTCTCCATAATTTCAATTATTCTTTTTGCCTTACTGTCGGACTCAACAGATATATCTAATTCATCATGTATCTGTATATGAGGTATAATTCCTTCTTGATATAAATCTAACATAGCTTTCTTTGTCATGTCTGCAGCAGACCCCTGTATCAACTTATTCAGGGCCTTGTAAGTAAAAGCTCTACGTATATGTCCTCTACCATAAGTTCTTTCTGCTTCAACAAAATCCATAGGTTTATGCATACCAAATCTATTTGGCTCCCATTTTGTGAATCTACATCTACGCCCTAAAAGAGTGCCAATAGATCCAGCTGATTGTGCATGTCTTGATGTGTAGTTCATCAGATCTCTGACAAAAGGTACGTTCTCGTGATACTGATAAAATAAATCTTCTGCTTCTTGTTTTGTATTTAAACCTAATTCAGCTTGTAGTTTTGTTTTACCCATACCATAGAAAAGACCCAAATTGATAGTCTTAGCTTGTGTCCTAGATATGTTTGCCATGTCTGCAACTGTTTGGTGGAAATCTACTGAGTCATCTTTAAATTTTTCTACAATATCTCTTACTGATTGATCAAAAGAAATTGGCTCTGTTGTAGCTGCATAGTGCACTACAAGTCTTGGCTCTTGTTGACTGTAATCAAAACAACCCCACTTACAATTTTCTTCTGGTAAAAATAAAGAACGAATCATAGGACCTAGATCTTTATTTCTTGCAGGTATCTGCTGCAGGTTAGGGTTTGAATAACTAAATCTACCTGTAACGGTGCCTCCTTGATCAGACCTTATAGGGTTTATATCTGCATGTATTCTACCTCTATGTTGATGTTTTAGTATTGTATCTATGAAGGTAGTGTGTGCCTTGTTTATCTCTCTTGCTTTTGCTATATTCTTAACCATAGGATGTTCATGAGTGGAAAGGAAATTTTTTGTAAATGAAGGTGAGTCTGTTTTCTCGGTTCTGGCGTAAGGTAAAGACAACTTATCGAATGCTTTGGCGATCGATCGTGCTGCCCATATTTGCACATCTTCTCCTGTTTCTTTTTTTACTGCTAATAGGAGTTCTTCTTCCTGTTTACTTAACTGTTGTTTCAGCATATGAGCACGTTCGATATCGACACGAACACCTTTAAATTTCATATCTATTAAACACGGAAACAACTGTGTTTCTAAATCAAATATCTCTACAAGATTTTTTCTTTGTATCTCTCTTGATAAAGCCTTAAATAATTCTAATGTAAGCTCAGCATCTTTCTCTGCATAATTACCTACATACATTGCAGGTAGTTTGTATAATTCTTTCTTTGGATCAATACCCCAAGACTCTGCAGCCTCTTTCAAAGCTTTCTCGTCTTTTACTTCTCTGAGATATTCAAAAGAAATACTATTTAATGTGTAAGATAATCTGTTTTCATCTATCAAAGAAGACATAACCATAGTGTCCATGATGTGTCCGTTGATTGGTATACCATATGCTTTTATCCAGCATACATCATACATTGCATTGTGAAATATTTTGTAAGAGTCCGTAGCACAAACTTTTTTAAACCATTCTAATACTGTTCTTCTGTCAATGTTACCACCGCCTTCATGTGCTATTGGATAGTATCCTTTCCATCCTTCTGTAGCTACAGCTATACCAACAATCTCTCCGTGTCCTTGTATGGCCCCAGAACCTTTTGATTTTAAATCAGGATCTTTTGTTTCTAAGTCAATTGCAATATACTTTGCGTCAGATAAATCTGGAAAGTTTTCAGGGCAATCCCACTCAGTTTGAACTGTAAACATTATTTCTTTTTTGTATCTTTTAACTTTAGTATTTCTAATTCACAATAATGAATTATCTTCTCTAGATCTTCTATCTTATTTTTAAATAAATATCTACATACATATTTCACAACACATCCTTGAAAGAACGAGAGATTATTTTTTGAAATAAACTCATACGGCTGAATGTGAAAATTCTTGTAGTGACTTCCGCCAACCTGTCTTGATTGTGGAAATGCTTTTAGTAGTCCATCTGGATCTGTCATATTACTGGTGCTCCTATGTTATATTGATATTCATAACCTTGATTAGTTATAAATAGTTTTTGTTTTGCTCTTGTTGTACCTACGTAGAATGTACGGTGCTCTGGATCCGCGTCTCTCTTTGCTGAGTCATAGATAATTCTCTCTATGTCTGTAAACAAAACAACGTTGTCTGCTTCATCACCTTTCACTCTGTGTATTGTAGATAATTTTATTCTTGCAGGTTTCATTAAATCATCACCTGACTCTAATAATTTTTTAATATATAGTTTACTGTCTTCTGGAAAGTTTAGTGTTTCCCAGCTCCCCGTCGCTCGCAACCCGTGTTCAGCTCGTAGTCCCTCTAAGTTAACAGAGGTAATGTTTTGTAGTGTCTTGCCTCCAGCGTATCCTCTTTCTAAATGTCCATCCTTTACCGTAAGAAAATCCCACAGATCTTTTACATCGTCTTTACTTACATAGGCTCCATCGTTTAAACGTTTCCACACCTTGTACGCACTTAACATTTTGTTAGGTAATAATTCTTGAGACTTGGCTTCAAATCGATAATTCATTCTGTATAAATGATCACGTAAACTTTCTAACATTTTATTCGTACGAGTCAATACAAGCCAGCTGCCTTTAGAAAAATCTATGTCTTCAAACTGTATGTTATGATGTACTTCACCCTCTTCATCTCTAGGTAACCATTCTTTTTCCATACGCTCTGACATGTGTGGTAGTATAGAACTAGCTATTCTATGCACTGCTCTTGGAATTCTACGTGATTGTGTTTGAGAATCAAAGGTACCTTTTAAATTAATAAATATTTTTGGGTCTGCACCTTGAAAAGTATAGATCGTTTGATCATCATCCCCTGCAATATATGAACGAGCACACTTACTCTCTATGTAAAAGAACATGTCCCATTGCAGAGGACTCAGATCTTGGGCTTCATCGAGGAAAACACAGTGTAGTGGTGGACACTTATCTCCCTCGACAAACTTGGAAATCATATCAGCGTATTCAAACATACCTGTATCTTCTTTATATGTATCTAGATCTGTCTTGATTTGCTGAGTTAAAAAAATATCGATTGAGTGATGTAAATCTAATTGTACTGCTGCTTCTTCTAGAGATATCTTTTTATTTCTAGCATATTCCATAACCTTCATATGCGGATTAACATACTGTACATATCCGTTGTGATCTATTGCAGACTCAAAAGATAAGTCACTGCATATTCTTGAAAAGTTTTTAAACCCTTTCCATTTGTTACCTTTTAATAAACTTGTTTTAGTATTTAAATCACACTCTTTTCTGCCCATGGCATGCATTGTGCTTACATAAACATCATCGTTTTTTATTCTCTCTTTAGCTACATCTACTGCAGCGTTACCAAAGGCTATGTATACTATCTTTTTAGGATCTGTTTTCTTCAGCTCTTCATCAAGATAATGCATAAGTCTGTGTGTTTTACCTGTACCTGGAGGACCAGGAATAATTGTTCTATGCAAAAGGTGCCTCCTTAATTCTTTCTTTTCTTACATGAGGTCGATCTAAGTTAATTGTTTTCAACGCCATGTATCTAACACTCTTATTATTTATTTTACCTGGTATCTCTTCTGCATTAAACAAAGTCTCTAACATTCTAGCTGTCTTTTGTTTTGAATATTGTTTATCTGGCCAAAGTTTTGTTCTAACTAGATACTTCCAGAAGTCTTTAAATTTAAAATAACTTATGCCTTCCTCTGTGTATGACAGCCCACGTAATATATCTTTCCAATCTTTACCTGGTATCTTGTTAATATAGTCTGCTAGTAATTCTTTTAGCTGCACATCTATCTTAGTAGACTCTGGTGCTTCTAAAGGTATGGTGTCTTTTAATAACTTGTTGATTACTTTTCTCCATACTAATTTAGCAATAGGTGGCATCGCTTGATTTATCTGTTCTAAACATTTTAGTGAGAATCTATCTGGTTCATGTAAGTCTTGTGATTCTACTTCTACTTGTTCATCACCTACGGTTACATAATACAAAGGCGGATCAGAGTCATACTTTTGTATCTCTTTTATTTCTACTTCAGGTACCCCATCACCCACACCAAATTCTTGCATCACACATTTCTTAGAATTACAAAATGATGCAATAGGTTCATCCTTACACTTGTAATTATATTCTTTGCCGTCAATAGATTTAATTAATGTATCTATTTCTTTTTTATCTAATGGAGGTTTACAATACGCATCATTGTATTTAAATATTTCTATCTGCCATTTATCAGGAAATCTTTTCTTTGTGTAAACACCAAAGTTATACATGGCGTTGTTTCTTTGACCGTTAGGTATTCCCTGTTTTGCGATCGTAACCAAACATGGTGGCGCACCTTTGAGTAGATTGTCAAGAACTTTTTCTTCTTTTATGGTTAATTTTGATAATTGATCTTCTGATAGTTTTACTTTATTATGCGCTTCAAAAAATTCATTTATAGTCATTGCTGACCCATCATCTTTTACAGCGTATCTCATTGTTTGTTTTGCATTGTGATAAGGTAGATTTAAAAAACTACCTGTGCCACCTTTTTGCATGTCAACTTTATTTTGTTTTGGAAATATTTCTGCATTGGCATAACCTAGTTTAGCTGCCATCTCTTTTAATTTACTTCTAAATAATACTGCAGGTGCGTAATTATCAGAAAATAAGAAGACGTGTGCACCGCCAGATTTGGACCTAAATACAATTAAAGGGAAGTTATGCTTACGTATTTTTACAATTAATTCTTTGTGATCAAAGCCATTATACACATCAATGTCTATACAGGCCCACTTACATTTATTAGATTCGTTTATCGGTATAATACCAAGAGCAGGTTCTTTACCATCCAAATGTTCTTGAAACATTTGTTTGTTAGGAGTTTTTTTAATTATAAAAGATTTAGTTTTGTGTTTACCTCTCTCATCAAACTCATCTGTTTTTCTAGTTTGACCGTAGGCGCTATACGAGCCCGCAAATATATCTATGAATTTATCTAATTCTATCATCACCACTACAAGTATTGGGGGCTTTCGCCCCCAAAAGTATTATGCTTTGTTTCTGATGCCTTCGTAGAACTTCTTCGCTCGTTCATACATCTTAGCATCTTCTAACATCCCAACTTTTTCTACGTTGTAGCCATACCATTGATTACCTTTACCTGTATTTAATACAGAAGATAATTTATATATGTGGCTAAACGATGGTGGTGTGAATGGTCCATCTTTTCCATCTAAACTAATAGACTTCATCATGGAGTTCCATTTTCTGCTAATCTTACCTTGAGACGAACTCATAGATATCATTGCAGTTTCAGAACCTTTATCACCCACAATAATTACAAAGTGTTGACCAACAGTTAAGATATAATTACCATTCTGTAATCTATCTTTGTTGTCAGCTCCTTTTGTAGTTTTTTCTAGAATATCTGAAGAATCCGGATAGATCATTTCAGGTCTACCTGAACCTGTTCCATAATCTGCCCATTCTTGAAACTCTAGTTTATAATGACATGGAATAACTTGTATTCCTTTATCACCATCATATAACTGTTTCGTAACAGTGTTTAAGAACATACCAGGTTCTGCACCTTCTACGTAATTTTGATTACGCTTCTGTGCTTCTGCTGATCCATTCTGTAATAGTTTTAAGATAGGTGGAGCCAGACTTTCTGTCTTCACATTCTCAAAACCTTTTTGTGCATCTGCTTCGAATAAACCTGCAGATGGTAGGTTTGCTTTTTTAGTGGCTACTTGTTTCGCGTCACTCATTTCTAGTTTCTCCTTGTTATTTTTGTTTGGCTA